CAAATTTTTCAACTATTACCCCCTTTTTATAGCCTAAATTCATATTTCTAGGTTATCATTCAATTAATACCTTATCTGATTGAGTCCGTGGCTGAATCGTTTATGTCTGGCTTTATTCCAGCAGACCATAAAGAACAACAAGTAAAAAGAAAAAGAAGAGCTAAGTTTGCTCCTAATACTCAAGAGCATATTCAAGCTAGAAGTCAAAGATTGTATTCTCGTCAACTCGAGGGTAAAACTACAAGACAGCTTGTTTTGGAACACGCAAAGATTGAAGGCATTGCAGAAACTTCAGCATGGAATGATTGGAACAGAGTAAAGCAATGGAATAATGAAGATTGGGAAAAAGATAGAGAAAATATGCTTCCAAGACTTCAAGCAATGAGAGTTAGATTATTTAACAAGGCAGTTTCAAAAGGTCAATTACAGACAGCAGCACAAATATTAGATTCATTAGGCAAAGTAATCGGAGAGTCAGTAGAGACAGTCAATATTCAAGCACCTGAACTATCTATAAAAGTAGAAACAAAGTAGTACATCTTTATTAGTAACGAAGATTACGGATATATATTTAGGTTCCTCGGCACCCCATATATAAAAATTTTTTTTGCTACCCTCCCCCCTGTACGCTCTAAGGTAGCTAGAAGCCGCTGTGATGCCGTTGTAATATCATTCAGGTGCAATAGTACCTGAAGAAATTTGGCTTGCCTGAAGCGATTCTCAGCGGAGCAATGTGACAATAAAAAAGTGGCACAATGTTGTTGCCATGATGCCACCAAGATGCCATACTAAATATATAGATAGTAATTCAGCTATCTATCTATCTCAGGCAGGGGGGATAAAAACCCTGCACAACGTGGTAGCACTTGCGACACATGATCGCTCCAGAGGTTGGATTACTTCTGGAACTGAGCCAACACCTGAGACAGTTCACTTACCTCTTACTTCTAGGCTGTAGCACTCACGAGACCAGAGGACACGGCAAGGGCTGAAAACTTCGGTACAGTCTTTCCTGACTCGTCAAACAGTACTTCACGAAATAGCACAGCCTACAAGTAAAAGGTAACACTTTTACTTCTTATCCAATTCATTCAATTTATTCAAAATGAACTATCACATTACTAGATACACTGGGCTTGATTATGCCAACGGCAAGACAGCCAAGTGGGAAACAGTTGCAGAGAGAGCGACTCAGGAGCAAGCACTAGCAACCTGCAAGAGCTTGAACCTTAATCGCCCTTTCAATCATCGAGTCGAAGTAAATTCCAAAAGAGTTGAATTACCCAGATTTACAGTAATTCGTCCCAATATGAAGAACGACTTTGCACCGATTGTAATTCCTGCAAGTTTTACAGTCAGGAAAAAGTACAACCTCATTCAAAAATTAATTAGGAGGTTTTTCTGATGTCAGAATTTGAGTATTTCTTTTATCAAGATCAGGCGGAATTTAACCGCCTGTATTCTAATTCTTTAATTTACGATTTCGATTCAATGGAGGTAACACACAATGAAACTTGAAAGATTAGGAACGAGCAAGAGTTTGATTACTCTTGCTTCAGGTTCTCAAGTGTTTTTCAGTTACAACACTCCTGTAATTGTTCAACACTCTTCTGGAAGATTATTCCAGACAATGGAACATTATTCCAGAACCACCTCAAAACACATTACGCAATTCTTAAACGGAAGAAAAGCGGAAAAGGTTGAGCAGTCTTTTATCAACCAATTTGTAAGTGCTTAAGAAATGAGGGGAATTAATTTCCCCTTTTTTCCTGTAAAAATTTTTCATTTATCCTAAAAAATCATGACAGTAATGAATGGCAAAAAATCTCAGGTCAAGCCTGAAGAACTAATTGTGAATGAACTGATTGAAGCGATTGAATCAGGTAACACGAAATTATGGCGGAAAGAATGGACAGTTAAGGGCGGCTTCAGGAACTTATTAACAGGACATGAGTATCAGGGTGGCAACCCTGCTCTTTTATGTTTACAGAGTTCTATTAGGGGTTGGCATTTACCACTGTTTATAGGTGCAGGGCAAGCACGCTCCATAAATTGTTTACCTAAGAAAGGTTCAAAGTCTGCTCGGATTCTCCAACCACTTTTGAGAGAATTTGAAACAAAAGAACTTGACGAAAATGGAGATGCAAAGAAAGCTCAGTACATGAGCTACAAATGCGTACCAGTGTTCAATGTTGCTGACATTAGAGGGCTAGACGATCAAGCATCAAAAAAATTAGAAAAGCTAATTGATGATGCAGTTTTAACTGCTAAACCCAGAGAATTAGATGTCAGGGTTAAAGAAGCCCATGACAGATTATTCCAGTGGGAAAAGCAGATTAACACTCTTATTAAGGGTGGAGATAGAGCTTACTATCGTGAATCAAGCGATGAGATTGTAATTCCAAAAAGATACAATTTCAAAAATGACGAAAGTTATTTGGCTACATTTGCCCACGAAGCAGTTCATTCAACAAAACATAAGACAAGATTATCAAGAAATAATCTTTCATATGCTCAAGAAGAGTTAGTTGCTGAATTAGGAGCTTATCTAATCTGTAATAGATTACAAATCTCTAATTTAGACACAATGAACCATGCTGCATATTTGGAGTCATGGTGTCCTATGTTGAAGAGCGACCCAAAAATCCTTTTCAAATCACTAGCTAATGCAGTTAAGGCTGCTGACTTGGTAATTGGTGAGCAATAGCTCACCTTTTACTTTTTATTCTTTATTTTTTAAAAATTATGCCCGCAAAGAAAAAACCATCTTTTGAAGATGTAAAAATTGAATTAAATTATTCTCAAGCAATTAGAGATCAAATCAGTTTCAATAAAAAATTTGATTGTAATTGGGACGAAGATAGAGTTGCTAGAGCCGCCCATTTTTGTAAAACTTTTCATAATCATAATCTTGATCCTTACAAGATTCAAAGACTTATTAAAGAATTTGAAGAAACTGATGGATTTAACATTGATTACTAGGAGCTAAACAATGAAAGAATACAAGGCAACCGACCCAGAAATGATTCAGGCTCAAAAAGACTTGGCTCAAATGTCAAACTTATCTGATCGGGTTATTACAAATGACCATGACCTTTTTCAGGAGCTTGCTTCTATTCAGGGCAAGTTAATTGAGATTTCTAAATTGAAAGCTCATTTCATGCAAAGGTATGAAGATATTCTTGATGAACAACACCTGATAGAAACAAGGCTAGCAGTGTTTCAGCACGAAATGTTGCATAGTTTTGAACTGGTATTTAGGTATTACAAAACCAAAAAAAAAGGATTTAAGTAAATGACTCAACATCACAACTACATTGACTTTGAATTTGCTAAGAATGTAAAACTTGGCAAAGGTAGATTTATCAACACTGTCAAAAGAAAACGTACCAAAAGCAAGGCTCCTGATACGTTAAATACTTGGTTAGAAGTTAAGGAAGATGCAACATCTAGGCATCTTTATGGAAAACCAAAGGGATTTTAATTAATCCCTTTTTCTAATTTTAATTTACACCTAGTCAGAATTAGTGTCTCGTAGAGCTTTCTATCTGACTTCAAGGCTTTAGTTAATAGGTTATCCCACTCTACAGAGGATAATTTATTGAGATGATAGGGGTCGTAGCCCATTTCCTGAATAGAAAACAAGTAAGACTTAATGAGACTCATAATTATTTATGTATTGACATTCCCATAATACCATACAGGCTTGCCAATGGCCTTATTTGTGTGTTATTGTTAGGAAGCGTTCACTTATCCTAAATTTATGAAACGTATTTACCCTGACGATATGCAACTAGATGATTTTCTAGTTCTAAATGAAATAGATTATAAGGTTATTGCAGAAGCCTTAGATGATATGACTTGCTGTATTCCCAAAGATGGAGAATATAACAGAATAAAAATTTCTCAAGAAGAGTTCGATCTCTGCAAGGCAAAGATTCTTACAAGAAAAAATTTACAAGGTGGTAAAAACTAATTATGGAAAGAGATTTTAATAAAGTCTTAGAAGCTCTTACTATCTTTGATAAGAAATTATCAAAGGTAGAAAAGACTCTAGATGCCTTAATGCCTGTTATTGATAGTTTTATGGACAATCAAGTTCAGGTAAATAAAAATACCGCAGAAGCACTTAAAGCAGCTACTTTAGCTGCTATTACTCAAACTTCAATCATTATCGAAAATTCTGAAATTGAAGATAAAGATTCAAGAATAGAAATGCTTGAAGAACTATCAAAAAAATTGGAGGAAAACTAAATGGGATTAGATATGTATTTAGAAGGCTCTTTTTCTACAAGAGCTTATGTTTCACCTACTGATGCTGACTATGAAGCTATGAGAGAAGGTAAAGAGATTCAACTTAAGAAATCTCCTGAATTTGAAGATGCTATTGCTGCTATTGGTTTTGAAAACGCTCCAATACAACATCAGTTCAATCATTTCCAATATGTGTTTCCTATCATCACTTGGAGAAAAGCTAATGCAATACATAAGTTTTTTGTTGACGAAGTTCAAGATGGGAATGATAACTGCGAGCGTCACTATGTCCCAAGAGAAACGCTCGAAGAGCTTGTAGATCGTATTACTACGATTCTTGATATAAAGACACCAGTTGCCAGAGAAATGAAGGCTGAAGAACTTTTACCAACTGATGTTGAAGGTTGTTTCTTTGGTTCCAAAGAATATGACGATTGGTATTACAAAGACTTAGAAGAGACTAAAAAAATTCTTGAAAAAGTCTTTGAATATGAAAAAAATGCAGAAGCAGGAAAATGTTTCGATAGCTTCTATTATCAGTCATCTTGGTAGGAGGTTATTATGTCACACCCTGTAAATGATGAAATTCTTGAGAATCTTTACGAAGAAGCTCTTGAATATGTCACTAGAAAAAACAAGTATCAATTTGATTCTAACCAAAAAGAATTAGAAGATGCTGCTGCCCTTATAGCTAAACAATGGTTTGAGGAGAGATGCCAATGACAACATTTAATAGAGATCAATTATCAGATTGGTTACATGATTTTCTTCCTGAAGAAATGCGTGAACGATTTGTTGTTCATTCTGTTCATTCAAAAACTAGATCATCTCAAGATGAACCTTATAAAGGTATTTGTCATGTTGAATTTGAGGTGGACTTATGAACATAACAGAATCTAGAGATGAAGCATTTGAGGCCATAGCTGAGATGCTGCGTTCCAATATCAAGAAAACGAAGATAGCTTCACAACTTGCTGCTGATTATTGCGTTAGTGATAAGACAGTTTACAAGTGGATTACCAGAGTTGAAGAAATGTACGATATAGAACCTATAGAGTCTATTCTTCAACA